GGGTATGATCAAGCAGAATTTATAAAACCTGCTTTGGATATTAATAAAGTACTAACAATGATATTCTTTAAGGTTGGACTTGATTTAGTTGATTTTAAAATTGAATTTGGAACAGATAAAGATGGTAATTTATTTTTAGCAGATGAGATAAGTCCAGACAGTTGTAGGTTATGGAAAACTGGCACTAGAACCAGTTTTGATAAAGATCTCTTTAGAAAAGATACAGGAGATATATTAGAAGCATACAAACAAATTCTTAGTAAATTAGAAAATGCCTTTGAATAGAACACCTTTATACGAATCATCAGTAAAAGCAGGTGGAAGAATGGTTCCATTCTCAGGATGGGAAATGCCAGTTCAATTTACCAGTTTAATATCTGAGCATAAGTCTGTTAGAGAATCTTGTGGGATGTTTGATATATCTCATATGGGTGCTCTTAGATTAATTGGAGAGAATGTAAAAGATAAATTACAATACTTAGTTCCTACTGACTTAGATAGATTAACAGTTGGTAAGGCTTGTTATAGTGTATTGATGAATGATGAAGGTGGTATTAGAGATGATCTAATCATCTATGATCGTGGAGATAATGAAGTAGTAGTTGTTATAAATGCTTGCTGTCTTGAGTCTGATACTGAATGGATAAAGAGTCAATTAGAACCAGATATTGAAGTCATAGATTATAAAAATGGTGGTGTCTTTCTAGCAGTTCAAGGAAAGGATGCGATTGATATCTTAGAAAAGAGTTTAGATATTCAATTTGATTTACCAACTCGATTTAGTCATCAAGTAATTGATATGTTAGGAGAGGAAACTTTTGTAGCAAGAACTGGATATACTGGAGAGGATGGTGTCGAAATATTATTATCTGCTGATACAGGTATTAAACTGTGGGATAGATTGTTAGAGAGTGGAGTAACTCCTTGTGGTTTAGGATGTCGTGATACTCTTCGCTTAGAAGCAGGTATGCATTTGTATGGAAGTGAAATGGATACCAATACAACTCCATATGAGGCATCGTTAGGGTGGATAGTAAATTCTAAAAAACCATATATTGGAAGGGATGTGCTAGACAACCAGAAAAAAAATGGTATAGATAAGAAGTTAGTTGCTATTACATTGACCAAAAGAAATATAGCAAGACATGATTATCCTATTATTGATAATGATGTTGTTGTTGGTAAAATTACAAGTGGAACTTGGTCTCCTAGTTTATCAATACCAATCGCTCTAGCATATGTTCCAATTGAATCATCTAAAATTGGTTCAGAGGTCAATGTTAAAATTAGAGGAAAATTAGAAATAGCAACAGTTGTAAAAAAACCTTTTTATTAAAAACCATATACTTTATGTCAGAATTTATTCAACGTCATATCGGTCCTACCGAGGAAGAACAATTAGAAATGTTATCCGATTTAGGTCTTACTAGTATAGAAGAGTTAGTAAGAGATGTAGTTCCAACTTCGATCTTACTTCGTGGAGAAAATAAATTACCTGATGGGTGTAGTGAGCAAGAAGCACTAACAGAATTAAAGGAAATTGCAGGAAGAAATAAAGTTAAAAGAAGTTTGATTGGACAGGGTTACTATGGAACTATAACTCCACCAGTTATTCAAAGGAATGTATTTGAAAATCCTGCGTGGTACACTTCTTATACACCATATCAGGCAGAGATATCTCAAGGTAGATTGGAAGCATTGTTTAACTTCCAAACATTGATTACTGAACTTACAGGGTTGCCAGTTGCAAATGCATCATTATTAGATGAAGGAACTGCTGCAGCAGAAGCAATGATATTAGCACACTCAGTTGGTAAAGAAAAAAGTTTTATAGTTGATAGTAAAGTATTTCCTCAAACTCTAGAGGTTTTAGAAACAAGAGCAAAACCACTTGGTATTGAAATAGTATTAGTAGATTTTGATGGATCAATACCACTAGCAGAATTAAAAGATGCATTTGGTATCTTGATTCAATTACCAAACAATCATGGTAATTTAAGACATCGTGATGGTTTGCTTGCAGCAGCAGAAGTATGTAAGTGTATGAAGATTGCAGTTGTAGATCCTATGTGTCAGGTATTGATGAAACCTGTAGGAGAGATGGGTTTTGATATTGCAGTTGGATCTATGCAGAGATTTGGAGTTCCTATGGGTTTTGGAGGACCTCATGCAGCATTCTTTGCAACCACTGACAAATATAAACGTAAGATTCCTGGACGTATTGTAGGGCAGTCTCTAGACTCCCAAGGTAATAAAGCATTACGGCTAGCATTGCAAACAAGGGAACAACACATAAGACGAGACAAAGCAACATCCAATATATGCACTGCTCAAGCACTCCTCGCAAATATGGCAGGTTTTTATGCTGCTTATCACGGTTCGGAAGGTCTGAGAAAAATAGCAGATAGAATATTAAAATATAGAGAAACGTTAAAAACAGCATTAAAATGGTGTGGTAAAGAAGTAGAAGATACTGAGGGTTTTGATACTGTTCGTATAAAAACTGATATTGATTACTATAATTTTTTAAGTGATAAGTTCAATGTCAGATATGAAGATGGTTGGATGATGATAACTTTAGATGAACTTACTACAATACAAGAGTTGGATGAAATAGTTCAAACACAAATTGTATTCAATGCTAGTTCCAATACAATAAAGCATGTATATGATGCGTGTAAAGATTATGTATGGAAACACATACCCAGAAGAAAAGGAAAGTGGTTAGAACAAGATGTCTTTAACAAGTATCGTAGTGAAACAAATATGATGAGATATATGAATGAGTTAGTTCAAAAAGATTTCTCATTAGTAAATGGAATGGTTCCTCTTGGTAGTTGTACAATGAAACTCAATGCAGCATCAGAGTTGATGCCAGTTTCTTGGCCAGAGTTTGCAAACATACATCCATTTGCTCCTAAGAAACAAACTGAAGGATATCAAATTATTATTGATGATTTAAAAGGTTGGTTGTGTGAAATTACTGGATTTGATTCTATATCTCTTCAACCAAATGCAGGATCTCAAGGAGAGTATGCAGGTCTTCTAGCAATACAAGAATATCATAGAAGTCGTGGAGATGTAAACAGAAATGTTTGTTTGATACCTACAAGTGCACACGGAACAAATCCTGCTAGTGCTATTATGGCAGGTATGAAAATTGTAGGTGTTAAGTGCGACGACGATGGTAATATCGATATGGAAGACTTAGAAAAGAAAGCAATAATGAATACATTTGAGTTATCTTGTATTATGATTACATATCCATCAACTCATGGTGTATTTGAACCAACTATCAAAGACATATGCAAAATTGTTCATGATAATGGTGGACAGGTATACCTTGATGGTGCTAATCTAAATGCTCAAGTTGGACTTGCAAAACCTGGTAATTATGGTGCAGATGTATGTCACCTTAATTTACATAAGACATTCTGTATTCCACATGGAGGTGGAGGACCAGGTGTTGGTCCTATTGGGGTTGCAACACATTTGACACCTTTTGTAACACATAGGGTATCTTCTTCCCTAACAGGTAGTGCTAGTATTCTTCCAATCAGTTGGATGTATATTCGTATGATGGGAGAAGATGGTTTAAGAAAAGCAAGTGAAATATCATTATTATCTGCTAACTGGTTAGCACATAAAATAGATACAGACTTTAAAGTTTTATATAAAGCAGAGAATGGTAGAGTGGCACATGAATGTATATTTGATTGTCGTAATTTACCTGTATCAGCAGAAGATGTTGCAAAAAGATTGATGGACTATGGTTTCCATGCTCCTACGTTATCGTGGCCAGTTGCAAATACTATGATGGTAGAACCAACTGAAAGTGAATCTCTTGATGAACTAAAAAGATTTGTCAGAGCAATGGAAATGATAAGAAGAGAAATATTTACAAATAAAGACATCTTGAAAAATGCACCCCATACTGCTAGAATGATAGCAGGTGCTTGGGATTATGATTATAGTAGGGAACAGGCATCTTTCCCTGTTAACCAGAAAAATAAATTCTGGCCAGCAGTTTCAAGGATCGATAATGTATATGGAGATCGAAATCTTGTTTGTTCGTGTACAGTAGAGGTTACTGCATGATAGAATTAAATTATGATCAATTGAAGATGTTAAAGAATCAGTTAAGTTTTTTAAGATCGTATATTCCATACCAAGAAAGAGGAGATATGCCATTTCGTGCAACAGTATGGTATCCTTATCATCAAGACCTTCTTGATAAAGTCTTAAATGAATTAAAAAAATATGAGCACTGAATTAAAAGACTGGTTAAACTCAATAAATTTATCAAAGAAAAACTTAATAGATGAAGACCCTTCTCTAGAAAAAGAGTATCCTGCCTATATTGTTAATCGATGTTTCTCTGGTCATCTTGATGCAATTATGTTTGCAAATGAGATGAATATGAACCCTCTCTTACAAAAGAAGCTTCAATATGATTTTTTGCTAAATACCCTCAGAACTAAGAAGAGATTCTCTCCTTGGCTCCGTAAAGATACGATCAAAGATCTTGATTATGTAAAACGTTATTATGGTTATAGTAACGAAAAGGCAAAACAAGCTTTGAGAATTCTAACAAAAGAACAACTTGATTTTATAAAATCGAAATTTGAAACTGGAGGAAAACGATGAGTGTTGTTAGAGAACCTGAAGTAGCCTGGTCGCCAGAGAAAATGGTTGAGGTCTTACTTAATGAACCAGACGATTTTCTTAAAGTTAGAGAAACTCTCACAAGAATTGGTGTAGCAAGTAGAAAAGAAAAGAAGATATATCAAAGTTGTCATATACTTCATAAGCAAGGGAGGTATTATCTTGTCCACTTTAAAGAACTTTTTGCTCTTGATGGAAAACACGCTAACCTTACTCCTAATGATGTTCAGCGTAGGAATCGTATTGCTCAGCTTCTTGCTGATTGGGGTTTAATTGGTATTGTAGATACTGACAAAATACAAGATATCGCACCTTTAAATCAAATTAAAGTATTAGCATATAAAGACAAAAACGATTGGATACTAGAGACAAAATATAATATAGGGTAGTAAGAAGAAAAAAGTAGAAGAAGAGGCATAGTATATTTTCTTACATATTTTACTTTAAGAGTAACAAAATGAATGGTAGACTAGACAAAGTTGCTATGACTAATAAACTCATGCAACTTAAAAGAGAACTACATTATAAATGCGAGATAGAGAGAAGGAGAGTGGGAGTGCAAAGGAGCAAATGATTATCTCAACAGAGTATTTGACGTATTAGATGAATACTGGCAATAAAATAATATGTTAAGAAAAGTTACAAACAGAAGTTGACAATAAAAAATTTGTGATGTATATTATAAACAAGTTCAAAGAGAGTTTTTAAAAAATTCTTGAGAACCTAGTAGATGAACGGGTCGAACCGAATAATCTGCGGTGTTGAGAGCGTTTATGCAAAACTCAACATTTGTACGTCATGTAACACAATTAATTTATTATGGACAATTTTAGAAAAGTCGATCCTCCTTGCGGAAGACCAGATGCAAAGTGGTGGAAAAGGGATTGTTGTCCCCCATCTTTTAAATCAGTACACAAAGGAGAATTTAAAGTCGTTGCTGTTGATCAGTTGGTTAACGAAAACGACGAAGGTCAAAAGTTAAATCCTGCAAGATCTCAAGGTATTGATTGGAAGAACGTAGCAGCTATTTCAGATAGTTTTTTAGTAAAAGGATTTAACACTATGTTGATGCCTCCAATAGTTCTTTCAGATGGAACAGTTATAGATGGTAACAACAGAGTTGAAGCACTACGTCAAGCA